TACAATAATGCCTAAGACTAATAAGCTTAACATGGCTGTAGTTATGCGATCAAACGATTTATGGTTTGGTTTCTGTAACGATCAGTATTGTTTTGCTAGCTTGCAAATGCTAGTAGCTTATCAACTAGGTATTGATGTCGGTGAGTATTACCATTACGCACACAATTTACACTTATATAATAATAAACTATGAAACAGATATTAACAATATGTATGATACTAATAAGTTTAGTTTCATACTCACAAGATACGTTATGCACAATGGTTACACGTAATGAAATAATTATATTTGATTATAACACTAGTAAGATAACGAATAGGGTTGATCACTATGGTGAATATACTTTAAGAGTAGAAGAAGGTAAAGTTATGTGTCTGCATCTTTGTGACGAGAAAAAAGGATACAGAGATGTAACTACAACGTTTGAAGATGGTGATCACATTCATAATACTTTTGATGCTTTTGATAACGCTATATATACTGGCGAAGACTGGGGTGCTATTACGATTAATGTGTCTAAAGCTAGACGTAGAAAATGACGTACTGCATATACCATATACCAGGTAAAAAAATTGGTGTAACTAATAACCTGGAAGAACGAGTTACACGACAACAAGGTTATACAGAAGATGAATATGAAATACTAGATATGTCGGATGACATTTGCTACATATCTCACAGAGAGATAGAACTGCAAAAAGAATATGGCTACAAAGTAGATCGCAAGCTGTATAAAGATTTAAACCCTATAAAACAAGAATTAAACTCAATGAAGATAAACATAACAGAACAAACAACTACGTTTCCGTGTCCAGTTAATAAGCTTAAAGGTAGACTTATGGACGAGATCGGTATGAGTTGGGAAACAGAGCACGGCAAGTGTTGCATTGATGCTAAGTCAATCGACTGGATTATGAACAACGTAAAAACGTCTATGTATAACAATGATAGATGCTACGTATATAACAAGGCATTTGCTAGGTACTTTGATAATAACGGTTGCTGTAAGACAAATATTGGCGCATTAAACATGAGTGGCCGTAGAGCACCAGATCGTTTTGATTTAATCAGAACATGGGCAGATCAACGAGGCTTGTATGACAAAGGCGATACTAAAACTCAATACCTAAAGCTTATGGAAGAAGCTGGTGAGCTTGGCAGAGCTATACTGAAAAACGACGAACCTGAGTTTATTGACGCTATCGGTGACATGGTTGTTGTGCTAACTAATCTAGCTAGACTAGGAGGTGTATCAATTGAAACTTGTATTGACTCAGCATACGACGTTATCAGTAAGCGTACGGGTAAGATGGTTAACGGTACATTTGTAAAAGATACGCTATGAGTGATAGAGAAATAATGAACTCAAAGTCTACTGACAAAGTTGTAACCATGAAGTTTCGCGATCCGGTAGTACAACGTGTATGCGAAAAGTTTACACAAAGATCTGATGAAGGCTTTAGAAAGTATGGTCGCACATTAGATGAAGAGATGCGTGGCGGACATAAACATCTTGATGGTTATCTTAATGATGTTCAAGAAGAACTTATGGATGCAATACTGTATATACAAACAGCTCGTGAACTAATCGACACTATCGTTGGGCCGGAAGACAACTCATAAAAACAAAAGCAGGAAACGAGGTCCAGTAAGGTCAAAGAAGGTTAAATACGATGGTATTACCTTCGCCTCGGGTCTTGAGCGTTATATGTATCAAGCACTAAAGAAATCTAAGATCAAAGCCGAGTACGAGCCGGAGACATTTGTTCTTCAAGATGGATTTATGTGTGAAATACAATGCTATGAGCGTCAAGCCAATGGCAAAGGCGATATGGTAAATCGTGGAGAAAAGAAAATATTACCTATCAAATACACTCCTGATTTTATTGGAGAAGGATTTATAATAGAAACAAAAGGCAGGGCAAACGAAAGTTTTCCTATGCGTTGGAAAATGTTTAAAAAATACATTAACAAAAACGATCTGCCTGTGACTTTATATAAACCCCAAAATCAGAAGGAATGCGATAAAGTTGTAGAAATAATATTAAATAAACGCAAATGCGAGAATGGGAATTAAGTATTGGGTTTTACCCAGGAATATTAGTAGGATTTAGATCTTACGAACAAGATGATAGGAACAACCACGTGTTGTATCTACCATTTGTAGATATATGTTTAACAGTTTTAAAAAATATAGATGAGTCAGATTAGTAGAGATATTTTATCAGATATTACAGTGCATATGAAGTATGCAAAGTATATACCTGAGCTTAACAGAAGAGAGACATGGGAAGAGCTTGTTACGCGTAACAAAGATATGCACGTTAAGAAATATCCTGAACTAGCAGAAGAAATAAACGAAGCTTATAAATATGTATATGATAAAAAAGTTTTACCATCAATGCGTTCGCTACAATTTAGTGGCAAGCCTATTGAAATATCTCCAAACAGGCTCTATAACTGTAGTTACCTACCTATTGACCATGTTGATAGTTTTAGCGAAACTATGTTCTTACTTCTTTCAGGCTGTGGGGTGGGTTATTCGGTGCAGCAGCACCACGTTGGAGGATTACCACATGTCATTAGACCGTTTGAAAAGCGACATAGGCGTTTCGTAATAGGTGATTCAATTGAAGGTTGGGCTGATGCAGTTAAGGTTCTAATAGAGTCTTATCTTGGCGGTCGTAGATGTTCTAAAGTAAAATTTGATTACTCAGACATCAGACCTAAGGGTGCAAGGCTAGTGACGTCAGGGGGTAAAGCCCCTGGCCCACAGCCACTCAAAGAGTGTTTAGTCAAAGTTAAAGGTATATTAGATGCTAAAGGAGATGGTACACAGCTTACAAGTCTTGAAGTACACGATATCGTGTGTCATATTGCTGATGCTGTCTTGGCTGGCGGGATTCGACGTGCAGCACTTATATCGCTATTTAGTGCTACGGATGAAGAGATGATCTCTTGTAAGTCAGGTAACTGGTGGGAACTTAATCCACAGCGAGGTAGAGCTAATAACTCTGCAGTGTTAATGAGACATAAAGTTAAAAAAGATTTCTTTATGGATCTGTGGAAAAGAGTTGAAGCATCAGGAGCTGGCGAACCAGGTATAT